CCGAAGGCCAATTGGGTGGTCGCAACGAATTGGTCGAGGCCTACGAACTATTCAAGGCGACCTACGTCAACGACCGGGTGCGCAAAGTTGAGCGGATGATAAACTACCTCGGCTCCTTCAACGGAGTCGAAGGTATGGAACTTATCCCGGTGGAACCCATCACGGAGCGACTAAGCGAACAAGCCTTGTTGCAGATAATGACCCAAGACGAACTGCGTGAGAAAGCGGGTCTGCAACCTTTGGAAAGGCCTGCTGACGTGGTTGGACCTAACCCCCAACCCGACGAGCAACCCCAAGCCGTGGAAGCCTTGCAGAGCAACGACAACATCAAGAAACTATCGGGCCGTGAGTACCAAAACCTGATGCGTATTGTCAGGCAGTATATGCAAGACAAAATCACCTTGGAGATGGCTCGGACCATGCTATCAGCAGGCTTCGGCTTATCGGCCGAAGAGATTGACACGATGCTGGGCGTGCAGGCCCAAGAGTTCAGTGAACCCGATGAGGACGAGGACTACGGATGGGGCGATGAAGAGTTCAAGGTCTTGGAGGTGGTTGCAAGCAAGTTTGGGAGCCATGCGGATGATTACGTTGTCATGCACTCCAAGCCGATGCGGTTTGACACCAACATCGATGAAAACATCCGCTTGGCCTTTGCTGAACTGGGAGAGGAAGAAAAAGAATTGGACAAGAAGATTGAGGCTTACCGCAAGAAGAACCGGGACGCATCGGTTGAAGAAATGGCGAAGGAGTTCGGGGTCAGCAAGGCGAAGGTCGCCAAGCGTATCGCTTACCTTCTAACCAAGGACCGCTACCCGGTTGCACGGGCGGTTGACAACATCGCCAAGGAAAACCTCGCAGAGAGCAAGAAGGCAGCCGAGCCTGTACTGGAGGTCCGCTACAAGTACGCATGGGCCACAGGATTCAGCAACAAAGACAAGAAGTCGAGCCGTGAGTTCTGCAAGGTCATGCTTGACTTGGCCGGGCAGGGCAAGGTTTACACCCGTGAGGACATCGACGGGATTTCTGCAATCATGGGATATTCGGTATGGAATCGCAGAGGCGGTTGGTATCACACGCCCAGCGGAGTGAACAGGCCCCAATGTCGCCATGTATGGGAGCAGCAACTCGTTATCCGCAAAGGCAATAAAATTACGAAGGCATGAAGGCACTATTCATAAGCGAAGAAACGCTGCTCGACAACTCGATAATCAACGAGAACGTATCCTACACGCAGATACGTCCTACGGTCATCAAGGTGCAGGAGATGCGGATTCAGCCTATCGTTGGCTCTCCGTTGTATGGGGAATTGGTTACGCAGGTTGTCAGCGGTTCAACGTCTGCCCTGAACCAAACATTGTTGGAGGACTACATCCAGCCTGCTATGATTCAATGGCTCTACTACGAGTTGCCCATGGTTCTTGCGTTTAAGTACATGAACAAGGGAATGGTTCGTAGGACGAGCGAGGAAAGCAGCCAAATGAGCATGGAAGAAATCACCCGGCTGACCGACAAGGTGAAGAACGATGCCGAGTGGTACTCCGAGCGGATTACCCGGTACCTGATGGAGAACCGCAACTCCTATCCGCTTTGGAACTCGCCTCCTTCTGCTCTTGACACCATCTACCCGAATGCTACAAACTACCGCACAGGAATGGTCTTGGAGCGTGGCTTTAGGATGGGAATCAGTAACCTTGATTACCCCTACCCTTACGGTCAATTCGGGGCGTGTAATGACTGCTAACGATGGGTGCGCACAAGAAGAACATACTGAAACTGCAAAACTATGTCTTGGATAAAAATCAAGCAAGCCCTGCTGGACCTTGCCAACAACCATCCGCAAGTAAACTCGTTCGGAACAGGGGACCCGTTGGCGATAGGAACGGACAACACCATCAACCTACGAACCCCAAGCCGTGAGCGAATCGTCTATCCGCTCGTTTTTGCGGACGTGCAGTCTGCAAGTACTGACGCTGGGACTTTGGACCTTGTGGTCGGTGTCTATTTTAGCGACCGGGTGGAGTCCATCAAACCGATGGGCGGAGTGGTTTCGGGCAGCCCTACGCTGGGTTGGCAGGATAACGAGGACGAGGTCCTAAGCGACCAACTGCAAATCGCACAGGACTTCATTTCAGCCCTTACAAACGACCCAAGCGAGGACTGGACCCTCTCATCCAGCGTATCGCTTACACGCTTCGTAGAGAGCAGGGATGACCGCACGGCAGGGTGGCAGGCGACGATGACCTTTGAAATCCCCTACGGTCATTCAGTTTGTGAAATTCCAACCTAAAAGACATTTACAATTAAACGCTAAAAAATGCCTACACCCATATTGCAACAAATGCTCGGTCAGGGCGGTACGATGGAATTCGTTGACGCTGCCGTTACCGGGAAGAACTACGACTTCCTTGTAGTCAATACCGCTGCTACTTTCACAACCCTTACTGGAACTGGAAGCGAGAACCTGCTAACCGCTTACAACTTTAGTGGCAAATCCCTTTCCGCTGGCATCGTTATCAGCGGTCGCAATGGCGGTAAGATTACTGCCGTTACGCCTTCGGTGGGTTCGGTTATCGGTTTTACATTCCTGTAAGCAATGCTGATAGGCTACGGCTACGGCTATCCAACAAACCAACTGCTTGGCGGTGGCAATCCGTTTTGGCTTGCCTTTAACCAACGTGCAGACGCTGACGGGGCTTTGCCTGCCGAGGCTGCGGTCAATGGATGCCTCCAAACCCGATTCCTCAACTCCTTCCAATCATACGCTTTCTTCGTCTTTTATTCTAACTCTTGGCTGCCATTTATGCAACGGGCGAATACCGACTCGGCTGACGCTGCGGAGGTTCGTTTTATTAACTGCCTCGAAGTCCGAATGTATAATCTTTTAAACGCATAGCAGATGCCTGCAAGCCCATCTTTACTCATCGTCCCTGCCCGATTCAAGACGGGGAAACTCTACACCCAAATCGCTACAACTTCGGCTGGCGTTGTCTTGGCAAGTTCGGGGGACTTCAACGTTACCCGTGCAACGACTGCGACCCGATTCAATTCGGCTGGCTTGATTGAGTCCGTGGCTTCGGGTGTGCCTCGCTTGGATTACTTTACAAGCGGTGGAACGGCTGGCTGCCCTGCGTTGCTCGTTGAGCCGAGTGCTGCTAACGGAATCCTAAACTCGCAGGATACTGCAACGAACTGGACTTTGGGAGCAAACCTTACAAGCGGTTATACTGACGTAATTGGCGTAAGTGGCAATAACTTGACCGTTGCAGCAAGTGGTAGCAGTATTGGCTCCGCTGCCGGACGATTGGTTCGGTTTGCCAATAACGTAGCCCTTGCCAGCGGTAGCACCTACACGATTTCGTTTTTACTGCGACAAACAGGAACGCACACGATTGGCGGTTATTATGCAGCCATAACTGGAGCAGCATCAGGGGACCTTGGTGGGGCATTTGATGTCAGCGGTTCTTTTAGTAGTGGCTCAATATTCAATACCGCTGGAACTACATCAAGGATTCGCAGAGTTGAAAAGTTTGGCACGGACGTTTATCGTTGTTCCGAAACCTTTACAATGACGGCAAGTGGAACTCTTACCGCTATTTCTTTAGGACCGACAGTATCGGTTGTATCAAGTAATAATTCTGCTATCGGCACTCAAATCGCCTTCGCTGCCCCACAAATTGAACTCGGTTCAATACCAACATCGTTCATCCCCACAACCACAGGCTCGGCAACCCGCAACGCAGACGTGGTAACCCTATCAGGCGCAGTCAGCGGATGCATCGGGCAGACCGAGGGGACGATTTATGCGGAGTTCAGATATTTGGGGCGAGAAACAACTCGTGCAGGAATTGTATATTTAAGACAGACCGCATCAAGAGGATTTGGCATAAGCCTTGTGTCAAATGCTATAAGTTTTATAAGCAGAAATACCTCAGGAACATCGAGTATAACTTTGGTAAACGGACTTACTTTTGGCACTTATTACAAAATAGCAATAGCATACGATGCAAACGGAACCGCAGCAGGTGGAACGGAAGTAAGCGGTGTAACCGCATATGTCAATGGCTCTCCCGCAAATGTTAGTGTAGGCGACCTTAGAGTTCCTGATGCAACTATCACCGAAATTAGATTATATGGGGCAGTATCTGGGTCGGATACCGAAACTGCAAACGCCAACATCCGTGCCGTTGCCCTGTATACGACTCGCTTAACCAACGCTGAACTCGCTGCCCTTACGACCCTCTAATGGCTACCTTCCGCAAGTACGCATTCCCCAAACAGGCCGACGCTGACAAGGTGCTGGCTCTATGCACAGGCACGACCGCTGCGGTGGCCCTCGGTGTCTTGGATGGCTTTATCTGCTATGACATCCTTTGGGAAGGCGACGCTCCCGAAGATGCTACTCAGTACGAAACTTGGCCCGAACCCTGCGGTGTTCACTCCTTCCTTGGATGGGACGAGCAGTACACGGAGGACTACAACGCCAACAAACCCAAGAGCAAATGAGATTATTCCGCAAACGCAACCCCGAAACCCCTAAACTCCCAATAATGAAATCAGCAGTCATCGCTTTACTTCGCCACCTGTTAACCTTCATCGGTGGAACTCTCGTTGCCAAAGGCATCATCGATGCAGCCACTCTCACCGAAATCATCGGTTCCGTATTGACCTTGTTGTCAGTTGGTTGGATGGCTTTGGATAAAACAAAGGTTAAGGAGTGAACCTAATCGAAACCACCATCGTCGGGAGCGTTGCAGCAATCGTCGGTGGAGCGGTCGCTTGGTTCACCAAAGGCCGTGTAGAATCGGACTCCCTGCAAGTTCGTCAAGCCCAAGCGGTCCTCGCTATGTGGCAGGCTACCAGCGAGTCCCAAAACAAAGAGTTAACACAACTTCGTAACGAGGTCGTAAGTTTGCGTCAGCGGTTAGAGGAAATGGAACACACCATCCACTCCCTCCAAGCCGAGAATGCAAAACTTAAAACCCTCGTATGATTCTACCAGCCACCAAGCACACCCGAAACATCCACGAAGTAACCTGCCAATCAGGGCAGGAGTTCTTACTTGTCAGCGACCTGCATTGGGACAACCCCCATTGCGATAGAGGCTTGCTGAAAAATCACTTGGACGAAGCCGTCAAGCGGAATGCTGCCATCATACTCAATGGCGACACCTACTGCTGCATGGGTGGGAAATATGACCGTCGTGCTGACAAATCCCTGATTCGTCCCGAACACAACACCGACCGATACTTTGACGCTATCGTGGACACCTCGGTGGAATGGTTTGCTCCGTACGCCAAAAACATTTTGCTGATAGGCTACGGCAACCACGAAACCGCTATCATCAAGCATGGAGAAACGGACCTCCTGCAACGCTTTGCCAGCACCCTCAACTACGCCACAGGGTCAGCGGTTCAAGTTGGCGGTTACGGAGGAACCATTGACATCCGAGTGCTGCACGATACAATCCGTGGCGTAAACTTCGTAGTGCATTATTTTCATGGGCATAGTGGGGGAGGGGTGGTTTCGCGCGGAGTAATTCAAGACCAGAGGCTACTTGCCGGGACCGAAGGCTACGACTTGACTTGGATGGGCCACGTCCACGAATTATACTACCACCAAAACATGGTTCACCGCTATGACCGTTCAACCAAAACACTTATTCAAAAACCTATTCACCAACTTCGTACGGCTACTTACAAGGAAGAATGGGACGGAGGTTACATGGGCTTTCATACTGAGCGAGGCCGAGGCCCGAAGCCTTTGGGTGGATATTGGTTGAAACTGGAAACCTCACGGAATAGTAGCAAGGACAACAAAGGTCCCGAACTTCAAGTTCACGCCACTTTCACTCCTGCGGACAGGTTGTACTAACCTATTTACTTCCTTCGCCCCCTGCGACCGGTTCTACACCGCTGGCAGTTAGGTATAGGTAGCCGTATTCCTTTTCAGCATTAAACTGGGGACAGGCTTTCGTAACGCCCGGAAAGTCCCTGTGTCCGATGATGCGGGCCTTGGGGTACTTCTTGAGCCAATCAAGCAGCACCACGGCAATCGCTTGACGTTGGCCGATAGAACGGTCATCTTTGTCCTTGCCTCCAATATAACTCACGTGAAGGCTCGTAGCGTTGTGTCCTTGAACGCCATTCGTTACGGCCGAATCAGGAGCCAAGACCGTTACGTTCCCGGTCGAATCAATGATGCGATGGTAGCCCACCGACTTCCAACCGAGGGCATCCTTCCAATGCTTGCGAATGCTGGCGATGGTCGTATGCTTGGGCGTGGCCGTGCAATGGACGACGAGGTGGGTGATGGTGCGATTCATTCTTCGGGGTTTAGAGCGTGAAAATAACTAACCTGCACTTCGTCTGCAAGGTTCTGCTGACTTGCGATGCTGACCTCTTTGGTCGTTGCCCATTGAGCCATGGCCGGGTCATACCCAAGTAACTCGCAGGCTTTCCGATATTCGAGCAGGAGGGCATGGTTGCCTTCTAAATCAGCGTTGTCAATGGCTATCATCAGCCTCTCAAGGGCGTTCGTGAGGGCCTTGGCAGGACGGAGGGAGTGGTATTCGGGCATGGGTTAGGTTTGTACAAATGTAGGCAAACACCCCCAAATCGCAATAAAACGGGGGGTGAATAATTTTTTTGCTACGAGGTGGCACAAAATGGGTTGGACTGCATTATCTTTGCTTTACAAACCAAACCTCAAAACCATGAACAACCAAACGACCACAACCCTGCTCGAAAGATTGACGCCAGAGGCCAAAGCCAAATTCGACACCTTTAAACAAGACGACAGAGAGCTGGCAGCCGCATTGTTGTCCAAATATCACTTTATCAGCGATATGCCAATTGGCTCAGCTATCACAATATGTTGCCTGTTTGAAATTGCTGCCGATGAGCTTCACGTGTTTTATTTTCTGTTTAAATAACCCAACCGAGGGGTGCGACTCGCCAACGCACATTCTTTTAACCTCAAACCTCAAAACCATGAACCACGAAACCCAAGCCAAACTCAAAGCAGCCCTCGTAACGGGCTACATCCTGCTGGCAACCATGACCGGCATCGCCTTCTTCGGGCGTTTCATCTTCGCACTTATCACCAACTAAACCTCAAAACCATGCACAAATTTAAAACCACCAACATCAAAGGCAAGGACTACGTTGAAGTCAATCAACGCCTCCTGTACTTCCGCAACGAACCGGCATACGCAGGCTGGTCGTTGGAATCCGAAATCTTTGACCTGCAACCCGACCGCTGCTGCGTCCGTGCAGTTATCCGGGACAACGAGGGTCGCATCCGTGCAACGGGCCACGCCTCCGAGGACCGCACCAGTTCAATGATTAACAAGACCTCCTACGTCGAGAACTGCGAAACATCCGCTTGGGGCCGTGCCTTGGCCTGCATCGGTATCGGAATTGAAACGAGCATCGCATCGTCCAACGAGGTGCAAATGGCGATTGCCCAGCAGAACCTTGGGGACCTCAACGACAAACTCGGACTGGTCCCTTCCTACGACGAACTGACCACCGCAACCCTCAAGGCCGACTTCCTTGCGCTTGTCAAGAAACTCCCAGCCGAGCAACAGGCGAAGTTCATGAAGGACATCGACCACATGACCCCTGCCCGATTCGAGAAAGGCATCCAATTCATTCAAAACCAACTTGCAAGACCATGAACCTACTTGAAAAAATGAATGCCGAGGAGTTTAAGAAACTCCTTGAGTACAAAGACAAATTCCCGACCCTTGGAGATGATTTGATAAAAGCCTTGACCGACAAAATTGTTGTCATTCACCTAACCGTTGGCGAGTATGTCAGCCTATGCGATGCCTTAGGAATTTATTGCGCCCCGGCATTAAACCAAGTGTTTCAAGCCTTCAAATCCAAACCATGACCTATCCAACCCTAATTACCATCCCCAAGAGCGACATCTGCAAGGTAGAGATAGCCCAAATCGCCCAGCAACTTACCGACCGAATTAATGATGGCGAGGTCAACCCCATCGAGGCGCACATCAAGTTAAAGGCCATCGTCAAGGCTTTGGAAGCCACCATCAAGGCCACCGAGCAGACCGTAGCCGATGAAGCCTCCAAGCACGGCAAGACCTTCCAAGCCTTTGGAGCAGAGATTACCCTCAAGGAAGGGAGCCTCACACCTAACTACGAGGAAGATGCCGTGTACGCCGACCTCAAAGCACAAATGAAAGCGAGGGAGGAACTGCTCAAGATTGCCTTTCGCCAAGCAGGGAAGACCGCTATCTTTGACGAATCAACAGGCGAGCAGGTTCCGGTCTGCACCGCCAAGGCCACCAAAGCGTCCATAGCCGTTAGTTTCCGATGAAGCAAGTCATCAACACCATCAAGGCTTTGCGGTTATTATCGCAGAAGCCTCTCAGAGCCTCTCAGTTGCAAGATATCCTTGGAACGAGCAAAGGGGCCACCTACCGAATCATAAGGGATTTACGGGCCTCTGGAGAGGTCGTAGAGAGAACCCTTTGCACTTACTCAATCAAAACCAAAGAACAATGATAGGTAATAATGACTTTAGGTTTGACGTTGCTCTTCAAAAAGAATTTGAACATGAAGAAAATCTTGCAAATTTATTGAAAGAATTAAGCAAAGACCTTGGAGGCGATAATAGAAGGTTTGAATTAAAGCATGATTATCAAACTCACAAAACAGGAAATGTTTATATTGAATTTGAATCAAGGCAAAAGCCAAGCGGAATCTCAACATCTCAATCCGACTGGTATGTTTTCCTTCTTGAACCTATCTTAATTTTTATACCAACTAAAGTCCTAAAAGAAATTGCACATAATTATCCAGTAAAATTAGGAGGCGATGATTTAACCTCAAAAGGCTATTTAATACCAATAATTGATTTAATAAAACACTCACAACTAAAAAACAACCCCATGAGCTACACCCCCCAACCCAACACCTTCACTCTGTTCGTCAATGACAAAGGCGACAACCCGAAACGCCCGGACTACCGAGGCGATGCGGTCCTGCCTGACGGGACTAAAATGAAACTTTCATGCTGGCTCAAAGAATCAGCCAACGGAAAGAAGTTTTTGTCAGGTAAAATGGAGCCGATGCAAGAGCAAGAAAATTCACAAAAACAAGGCTCGGACCTGCCTTTTTAGTGTAACTTTGCAGGCATACTACATTTACATACATAGCCCATTTGTAATTGCAGCCAAATGGTGCTACCGATAAAGGGTTCATTCTCTAACCCCTGCCCCGGCTGCTGCAATCAGTCGGGGTTTTTTTTTACCCTTAT